CCTAGTTCGTCACGTTCATATCGCACCACATCACCAGCAGTAGTTCCTTTGTCTTGCCAGAATCCGCTAGGAGTACGCCACGCTTCGCCTTCATAGACAGGAAGTTGGTCAATTGCCCCAACCCCCCTAGCAGCAGCGGCGTCTTCTGGTATATCTGCTCCTTGACGGAGGATTCCTTCAGTAAATTCTTGGCGTTTTGATACGTCGATATTGCCTAGAACAAACCGCTGGTAAACACGTTCTGCAATGTCTGGCTGTCCACGACGAGTGAATACGTTGTAAAGCGCAACTCCAAAGTCTTTTACCTTATCGAGAATCTTGTGGAACGCCGCTCGCTCTGGGTTCCGAAGGCTTCGCTCGTAGATATCTCTGAGAACCTTGTCTGTTAGAACTTCGGCAAAGAACTCATCGAAACTACGGAAGCGATAAGCGTCTTTTACGAGTTGAACTTCTTCCCCAGTTGCTAATCTCCGAGGCTTAACATTCAGACCAGTCTCAGCGATTATTTTGTCAGCACGACGAAGCATGTCATCGCCACCGCTTGCGAGATCACGCCTGTATAAGTCTAGGAACTGAGCATGTTCGTCATCTGTAATGAATTGCTTCAGGTGGTGAACTACTTCGTGAGGAATGATTCTCTCAGGTTGGATTCCGTCATCTAGCGCACCTAACGCAATGTTGATAAGCCCCTGATCTGTGTCATAGAAGCCAGCAGATGCCTGTGCGTCACCAAAGTCGAATGCACTCGTGCTGAAATACGAAGACCCTAGATCGTCTAGTGTCTCGTCTGGAAGCGACCTGATAAATATCTCTGCCACTTCTCCAACGTCAGGAGGTATCCCTGCGCCGCCTATTCTGCTTTCCCCAAAGAAATCTGGGCGTGATGGAGTGTGCTTTCTCACCTCAAGACCTATACGGTCTATTAGCGCACGCTTGCCACGAGATATCTGTCGGTTTTCGTCTAGCGTCCACCAGTTCGGGATTGCGCCAGAATGACGGTTGGGCAACGGAATAATCGTTCCGTCTGCTCCAATTACTCCTTGTCGAACTCCACCAGAGAGCGTGTCGTACCTGAACTTCTGACCAGCACGAGATGGATCAGAGATAATATCGTTGATTATTGAACCGCTGGGAGCAACACGAGGGTCATCAATCGGAATGAACTCGTCACGGGTATATTCAATTAGTCCTTCACGAACTTCTGACGTTCGAGGGCGGCGTGGCGGGAGAGTACTCGCATCCGCAACGTCTTCTAGTGAAACTCGTGAAGGGTTCCCTAAGCGATCAAGTTCACGGCGAACTGCTGGGATAACGTCGGCAGTGCGACCGACTGCACGGGTAACAGGTGCAAACTCTTCTGCAATACTCTGCCCACCTTCTTGCATTACTTCACGGAAACTTCTTTGTGCTGGCTTATCTAATTGCCCTAGTACGCCTTTAAGACCAGGCTTGATACCAGCACCACCAACTAAGTTAGTAATGTCGGCTCCTGCTTCTAAAGCATCTAGTCCGCTTACATGAAAGGCGGGAGTTTTGCCTTCGTTTACAAATGGGAGGTAAACAGGAATTTGGGCAAGTTCCTCAGCCGTTCTTAACTCAGGATCAGCTAAAGCCCTTGACGCTGGCGTAGAAAAAATATTCAAACCCCTCAATAATTTTTCTTTGGAAGAGCCTTCTTTATCTATCTCGACTTGGGCTTTTCTTCTATCTGCATATTTGCCAAGAAAATCAAACTGGTTTTTTAAGTCCCAAGCTGTGCCCTCTAATTCTTTAGGGTCTGAACCAAAGCCAAGACCGAATGGAACTTCTGGCGCACCGGATATAAGTTCATCAAGGATGTAGCCCCCACCAAGTCTTCCTATCCCTTCTACTCCTGAAAGCAGACGTTCTCCAACGCCTAGATTCGCACGGGCAAAATCGCTAGCAGCGCGACCTATAGTAGCGTCCGCTATTCTTGTAGCTAGACCCTTTTCAGTAGCGTCCGACTGTGCTTGCTGTTGAGCAAGAATAGATGCACGGCGATCACCAGCAGGGTTTACTTGAAATCCACCCTGCTCAAAGTCACGAAACGATTGCGGGGCTGCTTGTGGTTGCGTCGCACTGAACTCTTGCTCGCTTTGAGCCACAAACTCAGTGAACTTCTGGGGTGCTGTCGGGTCGTTTTTCTTTAACCGAAAAGCGTTACCCGTTAGATTACGAGCAACGCTGTCGATCTGGTCGAAGAAGTCGTTCCCAGAAAAAGGAGGCTGTGTCATTCAGAACCCCTATTGATTGAATAAGAAACGAGCAGGTGATGCGAAGCGAGAAACGCCTGTGCCCATTTGCTGTGTCGGCGCACGCCTAGCACGCCTGCCAAGGTTGAAGTCGCTATTTAGAAACTCAGTAAACGACTGAGGGGCTTGCCCCTGTTGTATACGTTGGCCTTGCTGACCAAAAAACTGATTCTCTGCTTGATTTTGCAAGTTAGAAAAGAATGGTCGATTGAAAGCATTGATCTGAGAAGGAAGATTAACCGGCTGCCGTTGCCTGAAGTTATCCAAGAACGTCTGAAAACCAATACGCCTACCTTCAGCGGTATCCGAAAGTTGGTCAAAGATGTTTATAGGGCTAACCATTTAGACACCAAATATCCTATTGTTCAGGAAGTCTGCGAAAGTCTGTGCGCCTTGCTGTGGTTGAGCAAAAAACGAGTTAGTTAGTCTTTCTGCTGAAGGGAGGAACTTTGAAGCAAAGCCAAAACGTGACCGTCCTGCTTGTCTAGCAGCCCTAGCTAAGTCCTCTGATCCAGCACCCCCTTGTGTTGGGTTCAAGAATGCACCAGCAATCTCAGTTGGCAAAGCTTGTGATCCTGCGTAGGATATTGGGTTGGTAAAGTTATTAAACGCAACTCCTGCATCGTCAACAGCACCGAAACCGGGACTACGACCCTTAGAAAGTTCTAGTGCCTGAGAAAATAACCTGTTTGCATCAGCAGTAGCACCGCCACCAAACAGGGCTGCATTCTTTACATAGTTTTGGAATGTAGGCCCTTGGAACTGCCTAAGTTCTTCTGCTGTTGGTTGGTTTGGGTCTTCAAATTTTCCTTCTAGTTGACCTGCTGGAGCATTGAACGCAGTCTCTAGCAAACCCCTTGACTGCAAGTTACCAAACTCTTGACCAGCAAGTTGACCCTGAACACCACTTCCTACCCCGTAGCCCATGCCCCGATCACGAAGCCCAGCTTCAAAAGCAGGCAAAAGCCCGAAGTCTTCAGAACCTAAAATCGGGCCTGATGGAGATTGGTCAGAAGATTGACCACCTGGATTAACTGTTGGAGGAAGAGGAGGAGGAGGACTCAAGTCTGGTTGAACTGCTCCACCAAGGTCACTGACAATTCTTTCAACAGTGTAATTATTTGAAGGGAACCTTGCAGAAAAGCCGGGGCTTTCAATGTTTAACCTAGCAACTCCATCGGCATTTGCGGTAGCAACAATGTTTGGGAAAAACCCTTGTTCAAGGATTTGGTTAGATTTAGTTCGCGCGTCATCAGTATTAGAACCCTCTATAACTACCCAAGTGCGAACCCCATTAGGGCCAATGCCTTCAACAATAAATGATGCCATAATTTAGTTCCTATACGTTTGGCTCTAAGCCTGCTGCTTCCGCAGCGTTTCTAGGGGCGGTTGTGTTATATCCAGCGTCAGGAGAGGGAGCAGCACTCACGCCCTGCGTACCGGCTTGCGCTAATAGTCGTGGGTCTGCACTAACTGTAGCAAGGTCTGCCGCACCTTGTGCGCCAAGATTATCAGATTGAGGTGTCTGTTGACCAGACATTGCTGCTGCTGGATCGACATTGACTGCCTGTTGGAACTGGAACTCTAACGCAAGAGCCTCCATTTCTTCACGGTCAATCTCTCTCTGAATATCCTGTTCGAGAAGTTGGATAACTTCTTCAGGCTCACCAGAAAGTCTTGCTGAATGCCACTGAGTAAGCAATTCGTACTTCTTGCTTGATGCACGAGTTCGCGCACCAGACATACGGCGTTTCTCAAGATCGTAGTCTTGAACCTTGGCAATCTTAGTGGCTGCGTATTGCTTAGATACGAGTGCCGTGCCAGTTGAAGGATCAACTTGAGAAGCCACTTGAGCAGCCTGCCACAAAGCAAAATCGTCTTGTGGCTGTGACTGCCTTAGTTCTACAGATAATAGGTTATGTCCCTTGATGTCATCAGGGGCAATTACCTTGTTAAAGGGCTGGTCAGTGTGGGTCTTACCACGAACCTGAATGTCCTTATAGCGACCTGTTTCGTACTGCTTGCCTAAGTTATCTAAGATACCTGCAAGCAAAGACTCTACAGCCTTGAGATACGGAGCGACCACTTCGTTGTCAGCTTGGCTAAGAATCTGAAGTGCTGCACCAGAAACCGGAGATGTCAGTCTGCCCAAAGCAGGGTCAGAAAGACCAGCGTTAGATTCATCAAGTCTCAATTCCCCTTCTAGTTGACCTGCATCTGCTGTCAGTTGAGATAGTGGAAGAAGCCCAATGTCTTCATTGTTATCGGTTGATAGTCCTACTTCAGACCCAGACTTGAAAGCGTCTTGATCTAGTTCTTTAGTTCCGTCACGAGATTTTATAATCAGCGTTCCTTGAACAGC